TTCAATACCTTAAAAGGGCGCGGAGTAATCATTTTGCGAGCCATACCCACCGTACCCAATATGATCAGACTTCAATCCGTCATGTGACATTACCGCTTTTTTTATGTCTAACCCGTTTTCTGACAAGATAGCTGTATATTCTGTATTCCCTTTATTATAAAAAACAACCCCATTATTTGAGCTAATATTTACATACCCTGATGAATCTACGCTTCCTGTATAAACTCTAGGCACAATCAGCGGACCGCTCATTGTGTCGCCATTTTTAGACACTCTACCGTTTGCATTGGTGTTGGCATTATCAGCAGAACGCTGTGCGTTATTCGCCTTTAATACGCCGTCATTTGCTGTTAGTTGTGCATTGTCCGCTGCCGTTTTTGCTTCCACGCCTTTATCGTACGCTGTTTTGACGGCTGACGATGTCGCCACATTGTCATTACTGTTGCTAGTAACTGAATTTGATTTTTTGCTGTTTTGAATGTAATTTCCAAGTGCGAGTTGAACCGTGCTGATGAGTTGTGCAAGTTTTTTACCGGCTCTTGCAGACAATCCCAACTTGTCACTATCAAGCCCCGTGTCATCGGTGAGTTGCACAATACCTGCTTTTGTTGTATCTGCTTTTTCGATTTCGTGTGTATGTCCGCTTTCATCAAAGCCATTTGTGGTTGATGATGTGATTTTTTGTGGGGTTAATTGCTGACGTGTAACAAAAATTACAGAATTATCGATGCTTAATGTAACGGCTTGTGAATTGCTGACTTTTAAAATCATCCGCAACACTTGCACTTTGCCGCTTCCGCTTTCAAGCGTTGGCTTAAAACTTTCAGGCGTATTTGCATACGCCACTAATTTGTTTGTGCTATCGAAAACGCCCATTTCTCGGATATAAAACCCGCCCACATCTTCCGGAATGGTCAATTCAATGATGATTTGCTTGTTGTTGCGTGGATCGAGTGATACGGCACTGACATTCCCACGGTGTGTCTCTTTCACCAATGCTGTGCGGTCTGCCGTTGGGGTGACGGTTTGTCCGTTACCGTCACCCACTGCAAAGCTTGAAAATTGAATTGGTTGATTGGTTGCGATGGCGTTAGCAAAAGCTTGTGTGCCGTAGTCTGTTAATACTGTGAAATATTGTGCTGTCATATAAATCCTTAAATAGGGTAAACGCTGATGATTTCGCCTGTTTGTTGCCCAAAGAATGTATTCATTGTGCCAGTTGGAGAAATGGCGATGGCGAGCTGTGATAAATGGCGTGAAACAGGTTTTACATCATTAATTAATCGCACTAATTCGTTGTAAGTTTGCTCATTCAACCCTGTTTCCGGCACTTCCACGGTAATGCTAAACGTGCCTGCTTTGCCTTGCGGTTTTTGATTGAACCATTCTTTTAATTCAACAAGATAGCCTATTGGTTCGATCACTCGTTTCACGGCGGCAATGGTGCCTTTGTGTTTATGCACGAAAAAAGATTGTTTGATTGCAATGCGTTTAACTTCTTCGCTCCAGTCTTCATCCCACTTATCCACCGAAAATGCCCACGCCAAATAGGAAAGAAGCTCCGATGGGCATTTATCAGGATTGATCAAGTCAGCAATAATGACTGGATTTTCAACCGCACTTTTTAAAATTTCTGCGGCTCGTTTTTCCAGTTTTGTTGAACCGGTTGGCAATAGGTGACTAGTAATCATCACTTGTTACAATCTCAATATTAATATTTGTGCAATAGCCTGATTTTGAGCTAGGCAAAACAATATCGGCTGTTGGCGCGAGTAATTCCACCCGCTGAACGCCTTCAAGGTGCAGTGCGGCATAAATTCCCGATAAGCTAATGTCTCGCCCTAGTCTGCGTTTTTCTGTGGCGTATGCGGTGAGTTTTTTCGTTGCTTCTGCTTTTATCGCCTCATATTCAGGCCCGCGATACAAATGCAATTTTGCTCGGATTTCGTAGGTTTGGATCACTGCACTTTGCACTGTTACACGATCCCCGATTGGTCTGATATTTTCATCGTTCAATCTTTCGCGGACGGCTTTTAATACGGTTTCACTTGCGACGCCTTGTCCTGTTCGGCTTAAAATAGTGACGGTAACATGGGCGGGTTCAGGTGAGACGACGGACACATCCGCCACATCGGCGTGAGCGGATAAGGCGTGAAACACATAAGCGCTTCTTGGTCCTGCCACTGACATTCCTTCAAAGGCAAGTTGCGTTCTTAGGCGTAGTTCTGCATCGCTTTCATAGATTGCGGGCTTTTGTGGTGTCGTCGAGTTATCTTCTGCTTGGATAAGTAATCGTTTTACGTTGTAGTTTGCGGCAATCACATCTAAATCGCTTCCTGTTGCATAAGCAAGCATTGTTGCTTGTGCGGCTTGATTAATGCGTGTGCGTTCAAGCAGTTGCAAATACACGACTTCTTGCAAGAGCTTTGTAATTGGTTCGCTTTCTAGGCTTAAACGAGACTGCCAAAATGGGCGTTCAGATTCTTCAAATAAATTGATGAATTCTTTTTTTCTTTCCGCAAGCAATGTTTCAAAATCAAGATCTTCTAAAACTTTTGGTGCGTCCAGTTTTGATAAATCAACTAATTCGCTCATTCTTACCGCCTAGCCATACATCATCATAATTGATGACGTTGTTTTGATTTCTTGTTCTGCCCACGATAGAGCAAGTGATGCCGTTTTCTGTAAGTTGTGGTTTAAATTGGCTAATCGTCACGCGTGGTTCCCATTTGTGCAATGCCATCACCGCACTTGCGGCAAGTTGGAGCAACAAAGCGTGATTCATTGGTCTGTCAATGAGTTCCGGAATACGACTGCCATAATCTCGGCGTTGTAAACGTGAGCCGATTGGCGTCAATAAAATGTCTGCTATTGACTGTTTGATGTGTTCCGTTTCGCTTGTGATTTTCTCGCCTGTAAATCGATTCATTATTCAGGCTCTCCAGTTTTATCTTTACCTTTCGACACATCTTTGTGTTTATGTGTCATCTGACTGATTCCGCCCGCTATCATGTCGCCTGTTGATGTTACTTTTCCATCAATATTTACATTGCCTTTAATGTTGACAGTGGGGCAGTCAATATTGATTTGATTTGCGGCTTTGATGTTGGCGGTTTTTATTCCTGTCACAACCAAATCGCCGTTGGCTTGGTTGTAGGTGATTTTTGCGCCATCGGCAAATTCGATCACGTGTTCATCTGCTGAATGGCTTGGGCTGTTTTGTGTGTAAAGCCCTGTGATGATGCACGCTGTTGTCAGTTCACCACTTGCCGCCAAGATGACGCATTGTTCGCCTTGTGTTGGCGGCGACCATGTTTTTGTCGTGCCTGATCGCAATGTGGCGAAGGGGATGAAATCCGTTAATATTTCACCGCACTTTACCCGTGCTTTCGCTTGTGCATGATCGACTTCGGCAATTAATCCAAAGCGGATGATGCTTTCAATTCTGCGGTTGTTATCGGCTGACATGGGCGGATTTCTACTTGTAATAATTGCCCCTATTTTTGGTGAGTTTGTTTAATTTTGCGAGCGTGGGGGAGTGTGAAAAACGGGGTAACAAAAAAGCAAGTCAGGCGACTTGCTTATTCTGTTCGATCAATGATTGGGTTGGGTTTATCCCATTCGCGTGGGAATGGTTTGTGTTGTGGGGAAAAAGCGATAATCACAATATGTTCATCTGATATTTTTTGATAATGAATTACAGGCCCTGATGTTTCACCGTCCAAATTCATTTTTAGCCCACTCATAGGGCTATATCTAGATCCTTTATTGTAAGGGCCACAGTGATAATGCCATATTTCGTTTTGTTTATAAACTTCTGTATTTGGAATGTCATTGAGATTATCATCAAGCCAAGATGGTTTATTTTTACCGCTTAATCGTTTCCCTTGTTCAATGGATTGCATAAAATCAAAGATAAGCTGCAATTCTTCATCTGACATGGCTTGAATGTCTTTAAAAAAGGGCGTGTTTAAACGCCCTTCTTGAAATTGTTTCGATAACTCAACCTTCATTGGTTATCCTACATCATCACTGCTTTTTTGAAATCATCAAAAGAATCTGATGATTTGTAGGTGTATCCAGCATCTTCAGGTGTACGATAAATGCGTGATAAAACCACTTCATCTGATTCTTTTTTGTATTTTTCTGATTTCACAATATTACAAAACATATGCATTTTATTACTTAAATTATTTAATTCTGAAACAAGTGTAGGATGGTTCAAATCAAATTGATTCATTTCTGAAATAATATTTGTAATTAGATGATCATACTCATTCGTTTTTTCTTCTAGAGATTGGATATCATTTGTAGAAATCACATTAAAAGCTTGCGGAGCTAGCGAAATAGCAAAGTCCGTCAATGCTGAAGTAACTTGCACAAGATTTATTGCATTACTTGCAAATTCATAAAATGCTTGCTTCTCTTGAGGGCTTAATCCTAGTTTCTGAACGCTAACAATCTGCACTGTTTCTACTGATTTTACTTGAATGTTTAATGCAGCAGGGACCACAAGACATGCAGAAATCGCCGCTGTTTTTAATTGCTTAAAAATAGGTTCTAAGCCTTCAAAAATAGGGTTTAATGATAGATTCGTCATAAGTCACCAAAGAATAAAAGTTTGCGAAGTTTACAACTTTTTAAAGAAATATAAAACTATTTTCTACAATGTGCAACAAAAAATGGCTTTCGCCCTTTTATTTTTTATGCCCGATCTGTCATTCGGCTTCTTGCCCTTGCTTGTTGTTGTCGGTTGATTCGTTCAAGCTCGGCGGCAACAAGTTGGGCGATTTGTCGTTCATTTTGCCCTGCTTGTGCATTGATGGTGATATTGACCGCCATTGGTTGCATGGTTTGGCTGATGCTTGGCCGTGCGGAAATTGGCGGTCTGTTATCCACCTGAATTGGTGCGGCTGAGGCAAGTCCGATACCTAACCCGCCCGCAATTAAGGCTTGTTTTCCGTAATTTAAGGCGTTCAGCGTAGCGATGCCAAGACGGTTTGTGGCTTCTTTTGTCATGACATATTCACCACCGTGAACAATGCCCATCGGTTGGTATTTGCCGCCATTTCCGGTGTAACCGCCTGAAGAGAATTTTCCCATTGTTCCAATTGCAGTATAGGCGACATTGTCTGCTACGCCGTTGATGTTGCCTCGTCCTGCATTTGTCTTAATTTGGTTTATGGTGCTTTCTGCTTCGGTAGAAAAACCTAGCTTTTCTTTTATCCAATTTACGGTATTCATTATGCCCGTTTTGATTGTGTCAAAAGTATTAAAAATACCATCCCCAAGTGCTGACATGATTTTAGAACCGAACGCAGAAAAACTATTTGGCAAATCTACGCCGAACCAAGCCATCACTTGTGCAAATACTTTATAAAACAACCCAAGCGGATCCCAACTTGAAATAGTCGCGGTAATTTTCTCAATCCCTGACGCAAAAAATCCTTTAATGTTTTCCCATCCAGTATTGAATAATTCGCATACCCAGTTCCAACCTGTGGCAAATGCTTCTTTTACAACATCCCAGTTTTTAACAAGTAATACGATTGCAGCAATGACGGCGGCGATGCCAGCAACAATCCATGTGAGCGGATTCGTCAATAATGCAGCACTGAAAGCAAGTATGTTTGGAATAATGCCGATAATCGTCTTACCCAGTGAGCCTAAAAATAAAGCGGTTCTACCAATAGGGAAGAGTAGGAAGCTAAATGCAGAAGCAAGCGCACCTGTTATACCCACAACGGCAGTCAAACCCACGGCGATTTTCATTAATGTTCCTGTTAGCTCTGGATTGGCTTTAACCCAGTTCTTCACTTTTTCTGTAATTTCCCCTAACTTTGTGGATAATTGTTTTAATTGTGGGGCAATGGTTGCGCCTATTTCTGCGAGTAAATTTGTGAAAGTCCCTGTTGTGGCTTCCCAAATATTGGTTAGCGTACCTAATTGTTCATCTACTCGTTTACGTAAATCAGCTTGTTTTTCCATTTTGGCGGCGAATTCTTCATACCCCGCTTTGCCTTTTTCAATAAGCGTAGATACCACCTGATTGACTTCTGCATCATTACCAAATACGCCTTCAATCACTTTTATGCGTTCTGCAGTATCTAATTTTTTAAGCTTAGCTAATTCACTAAAGAACTTATCAAAGCCACCGAATTCACCTTTGCCATTGGTAAAATCAAGATTGATATTTGATCTTAGAAGCCTTTTTTTTCTAAGCTTATTCAATGTGGCCTGAATGTCGCCATATTTCATCCCTTTTTGTAACACTTTGCGCATGGCGTTACCTGATGCAGAACCATCCATACTTGCTTGATCAAATATTGCAACAAATGGTGCGAGTGCTTTTGCCCCGTCCAAGCCTTTCATTTTAATGGTGTCCATGGCTGAACCAAGATTTCTGAAAGCGCCTAACATATTGGTTGGATCAACACCTGCATAAAATCCCTTTTGGATGACATCCATTAATTCCATCATGTCTTTTTCAGTGGTGCGGGTGGCGTCTTGCATCTTGGCGGCAAATTCTGCGGCTTGTTTTGGTTGCATTTCAAGTTGCACCGATAGATACGCTGCCGCTTCACCTGTACCGCCTAAAATCGTTTCCGCACTCATGCCTTGTCTAACGAGCATTGTCATTAAATCTTGGAAATCGGCTGTTGTACCCGGCAATTTATCCCCAAGATTTGTGGCAAGTTTGTTGATTTTTTCAAAATTAGACGAGACTTTGCCATCTTTATCCATCATTGCCACTCTGAGATTTGTTGCGGCAACTTCGGCTTGTGCAAATGCAGCCACAGGTTTGATTACCTGTTCTTTCATCATGCCGTGGGTTGCCAATGCTCTTCCGCCAATGTTGGCATATTGTTCGGCTTTTGTTCTCAACCCATCTACACGTTGTGTATAGCTGTTTTTCTGCCGTGCTTTTTCATTTAGTCTTGATAGTTTATTTCTTTGTTGGTCGATCTCTTTATTTGCACCTTTCATTTGATTTTGTAAATCTCTTTGGCGTTGCCCTAGCATGGCGGCGCTTATCCCATTGCGACTAAATTCTGCGCGGGTATTTTTTAATTTTGAGATCATTTTTGCCTGTTCAGTTTGTAACTTAGTGACATTCTTTTTGGCTTCATTAAGTTTGTTACTAAATCCAGCTGTTGGTTTAGGCATCGTTTTTAAAGCAGATTCCATTCTGCGCACTTCGGCATAAGCTTTAGATAAAGCTTGCGTGTTTTCATTAAGTTTTGCTTTTAATGGATTTAACGTCTCTCTATATTTTTTTATTTGAAGTTCATTTTGATTATATTCTTTAGATAGAGATCTTAATTTTGTTTTATTTTCATTTAGAACGTTTGAAAGTTGTTTAGTTGCTTTTTGTGCCGATTTGAATGGTCCAGTTAATTTATCCATTGCGGATAATAACACTTGAATTTTTAAATCTTTGCTCATATTATTTACCTATAAAGTAATACAAATAAGGGGTGAATGATGGAACGTGCAATAGACTGGGTTTTATTCATTGGTATTTTTATTGTTTTCCCAACGTTGGCTTATCAAATTCATGCAGAATTGCCTGATATTAGTTGGTACACCATTGCTTTATTCTCGTTTATTGGTTCTGGATTGATTTGTGCGATTTTCGTTACTCCGCTTGTGGCGATTATTGGCGGAATCGTTGGTATGTTTAACCGCCATTAGAGGCTACCTTCTGCAATCGCTTTAATCACAAATCTTTCAATCATTTCAATATCTTCTTCGCTAAAGCCCAGTAATTCCCGCTGGGCATATTTCACTTTGAAATCCTTATATTTTGAAGGACTGCTATATAATCCATATTGGTGTACATTTGCAATTGCTGCATCCCCGCCATAAAAACCAAGTGAAATGCCTTCTTGTTCATATCTAAGTTTTAAATGGGATGGCGTGACTATTTTTTGGAACATTAGCTGATTTTTTATTCTGCCTTTCTTTTTTCTGAATTGTTTTCTTTTTTTGCGTGGTTCAAATGGTGATCCATCTGGGTTTTGTTGTGCTTTAATTCTTCTACGCTGACTTCTTGCTAATTCCCGCCCGATTTGTTGGTAGAGTAAACGTCTCCGTGGTTTACTGATATTTCTTAATAAATCTGTAAATGCGAGTTTTACTTGCTCAATCCCATCACTCATTTTTATTTTTCACTTTTAAAAATTAAATTTTCATCCGTAATTTCGCCTAAGTAGATGCTTAGTTTCCCTAATGTTTCCCATTCCGGTGCGGTTGGTTCGGTGGCGTAAGTCATCTGCACGTTTTCGCCCACTTGTTTTGCCACAACGCGTTCGGTAAGTTGGATTTCAAAAGACACGTCCGCCGTGTTGTTATTGTTGTAATCCAGTTGAAATTTAAAGGCGTTTTCACGGCGTTGCGGATTTTCGAATAGTTCGGGTTGGTTTTTCCGTAAATACGCATTAATCGGCACGATGAGGCTTGCAATATCAAAGGCAAAATCGGTGATAATGATGTTGAGCGTGTAACGATACTCAAAACTTAGTGAAGTGCTACCTGTTGCAACAACTTGACCGCCGTCAACATAAAGCTGTAAGCGGTCAGGATTTTTCACAAAGTCTTGGTGACTTTGTTCAAGGATTTTTCGCAGTTGGTTTGGCTTTTTCATTTTGCGTATCTCTGCAAATTAATGGTCGGTTGTCTTTATCTACGGCAACAATCAAATGTCCAGTGTCCGTCATCAAATAGCCTACTTGATGAATGCATACTTCTGTTATTTTTCCGTCAGGATAATTTGAATAGCTACCAAATGGACCATCTCTAAATGGTACGGTGTACGTATTTGCTAAACACGGCAATGAAGCTGTAATGGCGAGATAAAGAGTTGTTTTTCTCATTTTCTGAAATTCCGTTGTTGCATTTCGTATTTTTGCTGACAATCCACGCAACGGGTTACGCCTTGAATTAATTGGCGGCGTTTTTCGGGAATGGGGATGTCGCAATCTTCGCAATAAAACGCACTGATTGCTTTAAAAGTTCGGTGTTTTTGTAACGCAATGTCACGTGTCATTTGTTCGAGTTCTTGCGCACGGTCAAATTGATCGGTCATTGTTTTTCCTGCTTATTAAATTCATCAATGCATTTCTTTAATGCTTGATTTTCAACAATGCATACACTTAGCTTTTGTTGGCTTTGTAGATAGGCGTTAGCCAAATCGCCGTTTGTTTTAATTGTGGCGGCAAATGGCGTACATTCTGCAACTTGCGGGCATAGTATCGGCTGTTTAATGATTTTCGGTGCTGTTGAACACGCCGCTAACATCATCAGGGATAAAAGTGTCAGCCCAATCTTGGTGTTTTTTAAGTGCATTTTTTAAATCCTGTGTTTGCTTGGTTTGAGAGATTTTTAACTGATTGACTGCTTCCGTGAGTGCTTTTTGTTGCTCATTGAATTTATCCACGCTTTCATTCAATGCCATGTAAGAAGCCTCCCACTGCAATTTTAATTGTTCTTCTTTGGCGGCTTCTGCTCGCCAGTGGTTAGCTTGCCACCCTTGGAACAGGATAATGGCTATAAGCATGAGTGGACCAACCAATAAAATGTATTTTTCTTTTTTCGTTAAGAACCCAAACATAATGCTGTCTCCTTTTGTCGTCTTTCAATTAAGCCTTTCAGTGGTTTTCCGTCTGCGTAAATCCATCGTTCAAATTGACCGCACATTCCTTTGCTGTATCCTTTCCGTGCCATTTTAAAAAGTGTGCTGTTTTTTAATCGACCACAGCCAACATTGAAAGTAATTGATGTCAATGCATCAAATCCTCCTTGTGGCATGGCTTGACCGTTGGCATAGGTATTCACACACTTTTCGGCTTGTTTAATGCCTTTTGTGTATAATTCAGCCACTTCTTGCAAGGTGTAAATTTTATTTCGATTAATTTTTTCTACTGCATCTGTTGTGCCAATGCCGACTGTTAAAACATCAGCTGGGCATTGATAGGGTTTTTGCATGCAACCTTCGGCATTGCCAATCAGCAACAAGCCTTTTTCTGATGTTCGAATTTCATTTCCGTGCGTGGCAATAACAAGCCCAACAACAGCCGTGACGGCGCAGACGTATTTTGCGGTTCGTTTAATCATGGTGATGGCTCCGTTGGTTTAATTCTTTTTCTTTTAATTCAAAATCTTTTTTCTTGTAATACACATTTTCA